GATCGGGTCTACCCACCTCGGCAGGCGTTGTCGTAAACACCGGTTGCCAGCGCGCGCCGTTCAAGTCCGGTGCATTGAACAGTGCACTGCCTGCCTGTCTTTGCACCCAGCCACTGCCACCGATGTCATTGCGGCTGGCCCCCGGCGCATACTCAAAACCCGGATCGATTCCGGCAGGCACTTGCACGGTACGCTGCGCAACCCCGCTTTTGCCGATCGTGACCTCGCGCATGGCAATCTTCGGTGCCGTGTCCGGCCCAGCCTTGCCCATGGCGCGCGCCTGGCGCTCGGTCAAAGCCCTGACCTCGCACTGACACCCCCAGCCATTGGGTGGAAAGTGCGTTTTCCAAAACGGATCATCGAAACGCAGCACCATGCCATCCCAAGCCTTATGCTCGGCCCTGGGATGTTTGACCGCATCCGAATGCACGTACATCCAATACGGGTGCGTCTCGGTCATCGCCAGCATCTGCGCGCGTCGCCCGGCTGCAAAGCTTGTCGCCATGTTCGTCTGATAAATGACCTTGCTGCGCCAGTTGCGTGATCCCTTGTAATCCCAGCCGTGGTTTGCAACGATCCGATCAAAGCTTTTCCTGAAGTGTTCGATCGATTTACCCTGCTCAAGCGCTTCATCGACCGACTTCATGAAATCGGTCACCAGAGCTTCACGGTTTGCCCCGGCCACCACAAAGCCATGGTCATGCCCGGCACCGTGAAGCTGTGTCCAAGCATCAGACGGCAGCGGCACCTTGCGCCGGAAAAATTCAATCTGCTCGCGAAAAGGCAATCTGCCGTAGGCAGACCTCAACTGCCGATCAGCCATGAATGCCTGCCTGCTGCACAATGTCGGCACGCCCGGCCAGTGCGGCGGCCGTCAAGGCATCCTGCATCGCATCGGCGAACTGATCCAGACGCATGTCGGGTGCAAGGGCAAGCAGCCCGTCGCGCAGCTCCTGCAAAGATCCGGCGCGCTCTACGAGCGCACGAATCTTGTCGATCCAGTCATCCAGAACCGGTGCCACATCGTCGGCCAGGCGCGCGGCCTGCGCGCTGGCCACATCAGGCCGTGCCGCCAGGACAGCGATCGGATGCGTGCCAGCTCGCGCAGACAACAGCCCGAATCCCCCCATGCCACCAAAGCCCGCAGGCTGCTCAACCTTGAGCACCTCTTGTTCGGCCTGAGGCACCGGAATGTTCAATTTTTCGTGCGCCCAGGCCGTGGGGATTTTCATGCCCAGACTTACGAGCGAAGGCAGCGCCTGCGCAAAAGTGCTCAAATCCTCAAAACGGCGCACATCAAACACAAAGGCGGGCGAGCGCATCGGGTTCGCACCCGGCACATTCAATGCCCGTAGCGGCCAGATCAGATCGCGCGTGATGCTCGCTGCCACCTGCCGCGCATCGGATGCAAGTAAGTCGTGGCGCACCTCGTTATGCACATTGCCCAGCGCATTGGTGCTACTTGCCCCATCGGCCTGACTGGTGAGCGTGCCGCCAAGGATGACCTTCGATTGCGTGCGCTCACACCAATCGATCATCGCGGCAAAAGGATCGTGCGTGCCTTGCGCCGCACTTTGAAATTCAATCAGCATGCCCTCGGGCACAATGCCTGCCGCGTTATGCCCGATTTCTGCCACCGCGCGCAGCAGCGTCGCTTTTTCCTGATCGGTCGCCCCTGACGGGTATTTGCCCAGGCGCAGCGGCAACCCATAGATTTCCAGAAATTCGGCCAGATCGCGCACGCCGTAATTCTTGAACAGGTACGGCCAGGCCAGCGTTCTGTGCAGCCCCGCACGCGGCAACATCCCCGATCGGGCGCGGTGTTTATGCACCACCCAGCCAAACGGCCACAGCATCTGGCCGTGCGCGGTTCCATCGCGCAGCCTTAACGTGTTGCCATCGTGCATCAGCGTCTGAAACCAGCGCTGAGGGCGATAGTCCAAAGACGCAGGCAACCAAACGCTGCCACACCTTTGCCAGGCAATCTCCAGTGCCGCAAAGCCGTGGCCAACGGCATCCATCATGGCCAGCAACGCATCCTCAAAATCCGGTATCGCGTCTACCCATTCGCGCAGCATCGCCGTGTGCTTTTTTTCCTGCGCATCTGCATTGACAGGCTCCACAATCTCCCAGCCCAACGTGAGAATCGCGCTCTTGCGTTTGGACATCTCCGCATAGATGTGACCGTCTTTTTCTTCCATGTCGGTAAACAGATCGGCCTGCGCGACCAGGTTGCCCTGCTCGGCATCTTCCAGAATGCGGTGCAAGCGCTGCGGGGTCAGTCCACGCGAAGGATGCTCTGCCCATTCGCGCCGGATATGCCCGATACGAGACGTTTGCGGATTGTTTAACGCCTCGAACAGCAAGGGTCTGCCGCGTGAATCCAGAATTTTTGTCATCAACTTTCCCGTCCTTGCCTTCTACCATGCGCCAGAGCGACGCGCATGGACGTTCTCGTCAAGCGCACGACCACATTGCTCGGCTACCCGCTTGGGCACCGCCGTGTAATCAATCGCGCCAATGCCGGTGGTGGCCGCCACCCACAGCATGTGTAGCGCGTCCGGGCCATCGTCGTGATCGGCCATCGGCCAATGCACCAGCTGATTGATCAAAGTTCTTTGCGAAGCGTGCAGCCGAATCAAACCATTGGCCACGTGCGGTTGTATCGATTCGATGCGCAGCGCCTTGTCCGCATGCGGGCGCACCGCGCGCGCAGGCACCGGCACCCCAAGCGCGGCCGCACGCTTGATCAGTTCCGTGCGCAAAAACTCCTGGAACTGCACCGATTCAATCACCCACAACACGCAACGCCAAGTCCTTTGCATCTCGATCACATCGCTGATGATCCGATCCGGCACCCGCCGGGCAATGCGCGCATCGACCACATCGAGCACACCGGTCACACGCTGATAGCCGCCGACCAAAAGCGCCGACGGATCGCGCCGACTGCCCGATTTGCCCAGGCTCGGATCACACGCCCCGTAAAACACCCACTCATTGATCCGGTTGACCCAAAATTGGATGACCCCAGAAAAAGGGGCGTTCTCGCCTGCCACCGGATCATTTTGCAATTCACTGTCAAAGGCCGCATGACCATCGCGTGCACGAATCCGCATCAGGGCATAGAGCGGGCGTGCGGCAGGCCAGGAAATCAAGGCTCCTTGAGCCATGTCGTCCTTGTTTCTGGAATAAAAAATTCGCGCGTCATCAGCACCGTCATTCCTGAAAATCTCCTCCCACTGATCCCACAAATCCATGCGGTGTGGCCACTTGAGGATCGCCTGAAAGCGTTTGCCGTGCCAAAACGGGTTTTTAAGCAGCCGAGACAGCACCGAGTCGTAGTGCAAGACCGTGCCAATGACCACCACATCGAGCTTGGCACCGGGTCCGGCCAGCTTCATCACGCTTTGCAGCAACCACGCCTGCAGCTTGTCGCGCTGCTCGGGCGATCGGACGTTCTCATCGTTTTCCAGATCATCACCTATCACCAGATCGGGGCGATGTGGACCAAAGCGCCTGCCGCGTATCCGCTTGCCTGCGCCGAAGACCTCGATCATGCGACGATTGGCCGTGATGATTTTGCCGACCTGCCAGATCCGACCTTGCCCGGCGCATTCGGAAAAGTCCATCCGCAACCTGGGGTTACTCTCCAATTCCGCCTTGATCGCCTCCAACATCACCGCCGCCTGCTCAAACGCATCCATGATGATGACCGGATACCACTTGCGTTGCGTCAACACACACCAGAGCACAAAGATTTGTGACACCAGGGTAGACTTTGCTTCTCCACGCGGTGCCGCAATCGCCTCGGACTGCGACTCGGGCTCTGCCACCATGGCAGGCAAGCGTTTGTACAGATAATCGTGCAGCGTGCTGTTTGGCCGGTTAACGTAATGCGGAAAGTAAGTGCGCGCAAAAAACTGGTAATCGTCTTGCGCGTGCTTGCGCCGCGCGCTTGACGCCTTCGCATCCGCATCAAAGCCATCCACCTCGGCCTCGATCAAGGCGCGCATCTGATGCGCCAAGGCCGCAATGTCAGCCAGAAATTCCCGCCGATTGACCGACTTCGATTGCACATCCCAGCGCTTGGCCAGCATCACGACCTCCCGTAGGTGCTTGCAAGCACCTCCCCGAAGGGTTCCAGAATCTGCACAAACGCCGCACGATGCTGCGGAAACCTCTCGCGAATAAAGCCTGCCAGATGCTGCACCACTTGCATGGCGGTTGCCAATTCCGATGTTTCGGGCAGTATTCTCCTGGAAGCACTGACCGTCTTGTTGTACGCATCGGCAAGACTTGCCAGCATCTGCACCTTGGTAACAGGCTCGATCTCGGCGTCTGTCACCGCCTGCATCGTCGCCTGATATTGAACGACCAGCCCCGTGAGCACCTGGCGCGCTACGCCCTCAATACCGCCATCGGCCATCAGCTGCGCCGCACGGCTCTTATCCCAATCGTCACCCGCGTCCAGGGCTTGCGCCTTCCAGCGCGAAGCCGTCGCATACGAAACCTTCGCCTGGGCGGCGGCTACCTCCAACGACAGGCGCTCGCGCACGTAGGCGCTGCGCACCTTCTCGCGGGTCTGTTTCGGATGCGCCATACGTGCTTATAGCCCCAGCTTGGCGCGCGCCATGGCAATTCCGGCAGAGACCAGACCGCCAACAACCCCACCGGCTGCAGCGCCTGCGCTCGCTCCGTAGCGCGCCGCCACACGGGGCATGGCATCGACCTTGTGTTCGATGTGATCCAATCGCGTATCAATGCGGCGCAGCAAAAAAAGCGCCTCTTGCGCCTGCGCGCGATCTTCGTGCTTCTCACTCATGTGCGATCCTGTTTGTTGTCAAGCTTGTCGGCCAACCTGTCTATCTTGGCCTCGATGCGCTGAATGAATTCGAGCACCTCGACCCGGCGGCAGTAATCACTGGCTTCCCTGGCCAACTGCGCGCGTAGTGTCAACAACTCGCGCTGCAATTCGTCCAGCCTGGCGCGGCTCGCATCAAACTGCGCGTTAAGCCGCCGCAGCCAGATGCCGCCTGCCGTTGAAATCAAGGTCAGCAGAAACCCGAAAATCTGCGCCGCACCAATCTCCACCATCATGGCGTACCCTCGTACAAGTCCAGAATCGCATGCAGCTGCGCAATCGCATCCCGGCAAATCCTGGCGTTGGTGTGGTGCACCGTGAGCACATCGGCCTGTGTCACTCGGCTGCGGGCAAGGGCGTCAAAGGCAAGTCCGCCTCCTGTACTTGCAGCGGTACCAGCGCCGGGGGTCTGCTGCGCAGATGCGCGGGCAGCATCACCGGTGCCTGGCATTCGCAGACCAAGGGCGGCGTTGTAGTCGTGCACCCAGCCACCAGTAAAAGGAAAATCAGGCAAAGGCGTCGGGGTAGCGCCTGGCCGATCAACGTACACGGTCGAAACATAAGACACCCTTTTTTGCAGTTCGTCAGTCAATTGCGCAATGTCGGCTTGTTGCGCCAAAAGCTTTGTGCTCGCCGCATCGGCACGCGCCATCTCGGCCTGCAAGCTCTGCGCATAGACCCGCGCCGCCTCGGACCGAGCCTGCGCAACCTCGGTCTGGTACCGCGCAAACCGCACCTCACCGAGAGATTGCGCCGTGCGATACCCGATCCGATACACCAACATCAGCAACAGCGACACCGCAACGATGCCACCAAGCGCCACAAGCACGCCAGCAGACAATCCCAACCGGGCAAACCAAGCCTTCATGCGTGATCCCCTGACGTATCCGCGCTGCGCAAACACGGCTGATCCACATAGCGCAATAGCGCAATCGCAACACCTGCCCCCATCGACACCCAGGCAAAGGCACGTGGTGTCAATACCCCGGCAAACAGCGGCAAGAATTCTTGCGCTGCCGCCAACACCACCAACAGCAGCGAAACCACCACCGTGTACGAACGATGCAGCCGCCGCCAGTTGTCGGTTAACTTGACTTTGCACACACCGCGCATGTGAGAATGCGGGGTTTTCATGCGCGCCAGTTACCCGTTAAAAACAGCGCGCGCTCGGCCGCCCGACGCCGCACCAGGCCGCGCAGGAGCTTGCCCCCCGCATACACCCACTTCGGAAATTCATCGGCCGCACCCGCATAATCGCGCACCCGCAGTTTTGCCAGCAGCGTCGAAGGCTTGCCATTGACCAGCCTCACAAACCCGGCCTTGCGGTGCTCGATGCCCGCACCCACGTTAAACACAAAGGACACCAGCGCATCGAACTGCCCCTGCGTCAATGGCACATCTACGGTGCCACGAATAATGTTCTCTGCCGCAAGAACGTCTTGCATCAGCAGCGCATCGGCATCGCGCCTGGTAATCGTCTGACCGCCCGTGACGTCCTTGCCCGTGTGACCATAGCCGATCGTCCACACCATGCCATGGGAATCCCAGTAAGACGCAAGGCGCAAGCCCTCGAAATGCTCAATCAGATCAATGCAGGCTTGCGATGCCCGATGCGGTTCCATACGATCACCCAGTCAGTACCATGACCGGCATGATCGCGCGCGCAGCATCCCCCTGTCCTGCTGAAACCGTTCAGTACCTTTGAAAAAACCAGGCGTTTGATTTTTTTTGTTTCAGCGCCAGATCAGTGCCATCTGCCTGTCATCGACAATGCGCCCAGGCGCAATCCTGTCAGGCTTCTTTAAAATATTCCAGATCCGCCGATCCGAGTAACCATAACGTAGTGCAAGGTCACTGACCGCCTGCACCGAAGACTGAGCACCCGATCGCGTCGCCTGATCAAAATCGTGCCGGATGCTGCGCCACGTCACCTCCGTTAACGCCGCATCACAGCGCGGAACATACAATGTTTCGCCACCAAAATGCTTCACCAGCCGATCGGCCACCGCATACCCCACACGCTCGCCCAGATACTCGTAACTGGCATCGGCTGCGCGGGTCAAACATTTGGGGATTGCAACCGACGTACCTCCAAGACGCCCGATTACTTCGCGCGCATCGGCCAGACCCAGCACGGCAACCAACGTTCTGGCCGTAGCGGGCAGCAAC